TTGTTTTGTTGCTGCGCTGCCAATTGGTTAGCGTAGTTTTGCTGTAAGGCTTGATTGCTTTGAGCCACATTGCCAAGTTGCGCTTGGTTTTGTCCAAGCATTGCTTGGTTAGCAAACTGACCGCCTTGCAGGGCTTGACCAAACATATTCTGCTGAACATTTTGACCAGCCAATTGTGCTTGTGTAAGTAAGTCATTAGTCTTTTGACCTTGTAGAGCCATAGCACGGTTGTACGCTTCTGTACCAGCAACAATGCCTTGATTGGCTAGTTGGGCTTGTAAGCGTTCTTCGCTTTGTTGGATTTGTGGTTGCAAACGCTGATTTAGCAACGCAGTAGCCTTGTCCCAGCCTTCCATGCCTTGATAGTCAAGGCCTGTTTGTAGCGTAGGCGCATTGCCCATGCCTTGTGCTTGACCTGCTTGACCAACTTGGCCTAGCGTTGGGGCTTGACCGCCATATTGAATGGCTGGGGTATTGGGGTTAAATCCACGCCCCATCACATCTTGTACTTGACCTAATTGGGATGTAATTGCACTACCTAAACCCAAACTAGCAGCATTTTGATTGTTTAAAAGTTGCTGACCAACATCAGAAAGACTTGTAGTAGCAGTCCAAGTAGGGTTGCCGTATGGGTCAAAACCACTAACCCTGTAATCAAGGTTTCCATAAGGGGTAACTTGGTTTACACGGTTTGCCGCTGCTGCTGCTCTAGCTGCATCAAGGTTGCCAGCCGCAGTTTCTTGCGCTGCCCCACGATAATCAGGGGGTGGGGGTGCGCTTGGGGGTTTCCCAAATATTAAATTTGTTACTGGACTTAAAAGACCGCCACCGCCACCCATATCATGCTCCTTTTATTGGGGCGTTTATGCCGAGCCATCGACAGTTTTCACGCCACATTGCTAATATAACTAAATCCCCATCTAAATGGGCATCTTCAATATATGCTTTATCAATAAAACCAAGGTGTCGGTCTAATTTTAACGCTTCTTCGTTAGTTGAAGCTACTGCCGCTAGTATAACCTTTACTTTTAGTTTATTAAAGGGGTAATCAAAAGCCGCCCATAACAAATCTTTACTAATCCAGCCGCCTTGAATTGCCGCAACGTGCATACAGCAAGATTTATCTTGTATGTTTGTATAAGCAATTACCGCTTTTACTTCACCGTCTATTTCCTGCCCAATGCAAGTGGTATTTTCGTCAAAATTTATGCCCAAAACCCCACTAATCCAAGCCTTTAAATAAGATTGATTATCAGTAATAACCCTACGCAATTACAGTACGCCCCCTCGTTCCATTACATAGTCAGTACTAGCCCAATGGAGTTCAATACCCCTGCTTGCCACATTCAAGTTAATTGATCCTGCAAAGCCTAAACCTGTAACGCCCTGCCAAATTTTAGTGGTAATTAAGCCGCCTGACCAGTTCGCTTGATCCCATTTTGACGCATCCCAAACCCCGTCAGTAAGCGTACTTGGGTTAAATTGCACCTGCCCTAGCTGGGATTGGGTGTCAAAGTCTACGCTTAAACCGCATACGACATTAGGTACACCGCCAGTAGATTGCAGAATAGGTCTTACTAGCATAAAACGCTTTAATTGCCCTGCGCTGTCAAAATAGCTGTAGGCTTGCTGGGCTGTAGCAGTAATGTTTGCGCCATTGTCTGAATAGCTGCTGTAAAAAATACCTACATACCCATCACCGCCAAAGTGCATATCGGCATCACCTGATACTTCCCAGCAATAACCTTGAATTCCAGTAAATCTGCCCCAAGATTTTGTAATGGTGTGCATGACATACTGTTCCATTCCGTCACTAGTAGGAATAGACAGAATAAGCATATTTTCACTAGCAAAATAGTTAATTTGCCAGCCAAATAGGTCGTAATACAGGGTTGCCGCTTGGCTTACAGCGTAATAAATCTTATCGGTAAGGTTTACACGGGGATCTAAGCGGCTAGATTGCAGGGCAGAAGCTAAAGGCACTAATCCGTCTTGCGTTAATAGCAATAAATCCCCTGCAAACTTGTAAAAGCACCTGCGGCTAAAGGTTTGGCCTAGTTGCCATACGCCTTTTAGCTGCCATGTGTCAGCATTATCGGGGTCTGTACCGTTATAAACGATGACTTCACCCATACTGGTTACAAATACTGCGTAATCGTCTGCGCCTTGACCTGCATCAAGTGTCCAAGTACCCATTGCTTGCAAATAGCCTGAATTACGGGCAATTCCACCAAAATATAAAGGTGAAGCAGGGCCACTAATGGCATCTACATCTAAGTACCAACACGCTAAAGTGTCTTTTTGGGTGAAATAAAGCCTGTTTTTAAACAGGTTTACACCGATAAATGTATTTGAATTTACGCCAGTAATACCGATAGTCGTATATGTACCTACTACCGTAGCATTTGCGGCAGGGGCAGTAGCCATCGTATAGGTAAATGCACTTGCGCCTGTTACCGTAATGACATAAGTGCCGTTGTAATTGGATTCTGTAGCACCGCTAATAGTTACACGATTGCCAGTTACTAAACCATGTGGAGCAGCAGTTGTTAAGGTAGCTGTTAAGTTACCTGCGCCACCCCGTGTAATAGTGCTGATTGTTTGTGCGGTAGTAGTTGTAGCTACAAAAAACCATTGCGTACCGTCATAAATGGTTACAGGATCAACACCGTTACAAGCTACTAAAAAATGCCCTGCTTGGTTCGTTAAATTAACCGATTGCAATTTATCGCTAGTTAAGCCACTAAATACCCGAACTGCTGGGTTTACGGATGTTTCATAAATCTTGTCACCTGCTGCGGCAAATAGCTTATAACCGCCTACTTCCGTGTAATTCATCAGGGTATTGACAGCGGTAGTAATGCCAATTTCATAGCTACCAACTACCGATGCGCTGCCAGCAGGTACAGAAGCCATTGTGTAGGTAAATGAAGTGCTATTTACTACGGTAATGGTATATACACCGTTATAAGCAGCAGGGGTGCAGCCTGTAATTGATACCTGTTTGCCTGTTGTTAGTCCATGTGAAGAAGCTGTTGTCAGCGTAGCAGTCGTACTTACACGGGTAATAGTGCTAATCGCTACTACACCCGTAGTCGTAGTTAGCAAGCTAGATTGTGTCCAGCCTTTACGCATAGTCACATCAGTTGGGGTCGGATACCAGTTTACAAGCTGAATAGCATCCATTGGATTCATGTTTGCTTGCGAATCCCTAGCGTTCCACCCCCCAATAGGGGCAGGTACAGAAGTCGTGCTGGCAGAAAACTTTTTAGCTACTGCCATGATTAACTGCCGTAGCCAGTATCAGGGATATTCGCCCAGCCAATAAGCACCGCACTTGGGGAAGGCGCAAAAGATAATGTAGCCGATCCCTTGTCGTTTGCCTTAGCAATGCTAAGATAACGCTGGTAATCTTGTTGCAATGCGGTAGTGTCAAACGACTTAATTTGGAAGTATTTGAGTTTAGTCAGAATTGCAATGACAGAATCATCTAGTACGGTTGTGTCGCTATCGGCTGTAAAGCTGTTCTTTACATCGCCTGTTGCGCTGCGTACAAATCCCTTAGAACGGTACTCAAAACCTAGATATTCAAGAGTGTTGTAAGGCGGCCAAATCTGAAACTCATCGCCAAGAATACGCCAACGAACCCTTGGGCCTGTTGAAATATAGCCTGATTTTAGCCATTGCCATTGCTGGGCATCGACTGGGCCAAGCATTTGCCAATGTTTTGTCTTATCCCAATGGGTGTTATCTGTGACTGTTTCATAATCAGGCGGCAACGGATACTTCGTTTTACTGAAGGTTATAGTCCCGCCAACACTTGTAGATGAAGCTAATTGACTTGCCGTTACCGTTGCTCCTGTAACAGATTCAACATAGGTATCTTGGGGTATTGCTGTACCTACGATAGAGTAGGTATTGTCCAAACCTGTGGTATCGGCAACATTTAACAGATCGTAAGTGTTGGCAACGGTGTCACCAGTTGTGGTTATTGCTGTGGTATAGAAACGGTACTCCAACTCCAATGCTTGCCAATTATGCTCTTTAATAAGGTCATATCCAGCACGATTCATTAACGCAAGAATTTGCTGCACATCTTGGCTAGTGTTACCAACCACATAGGTCGGTACGGCAAGGTTAAGTTCAGCGGTTACTTGCTGAACCAATTGGAGTAGGTTGGATGACATTTAGGCTTCCTCTGTGGCTACCGTTTTCTGTTTACGGGGTTTCTTTTCACCAACAGCAGCAAGTATAGTAGCCATTTGCTCTTGCATTAAGGCTAACTTCGCATCTGTTTCTGCTTTTATTTTAGCAGTTTCTAGTTCCTTTTTGGCAAGTTCTTCTTTCAAAGCATTAATTTCATGCTCACGCTTGTCGGTTTCTGCTGCTGAAGTTGCTAGATTTAGAAATGCCTTTGCCTTGTCACGAAACGCATAGGGTGACATACCTGCAATCATTCCCATACGCTGTAACTGTTGATCTGAAGCATTTGCAATAGATTCTACCGTTTGGAACTTAATTGCCCTTAATTCTTCGGCTTGGCTTTTTGATATTAAAGGCCATTCCGTTATAGGCGTTCCAATCACTTCCTCGTCATGCGCTCCCTGTCTATTCATATAGTTAGCCCATTGAATAGGGAAACGGGTCTTATGGTTTTGTAACGCATAAGTGTCGATTTCGGTTAGGGTATCGCCAGCAACGCAGATTTGCACAAAGTCAAAGTCTTTGTAGATTGGTCTGCCAGCGTCTATGGATTCTTGCTCTTGTTGTACGGACTTCTTGTAAAAGCGTACTTGCAAACGAGCATCTGCTCCTTGTGTATCTGAAGGTAAAGCCATTTTTAAATCTCCTAAGTAGTTAGGTAAAGTTAAAGGTAAAAGGGGCTACCGATTAAGGTAACCCCCTGTTTTTACTACAAAATGCTATTAAACACTAGCTTTGCTAAACCAACCGTAATCGCCTGATGCCATAGAAGCACCTGACAAATATGTACCTGCACCCAAAGTTGCTTGGAATGTAGATGCGTTGACTACGCAAGTAGCGGTTGAAGCCGCAATTGCAACACCAGCTTGGGCAAACACATAGCGGAAACCATCTGCGCCAAAAGTTTGCAGACCGAGTGGGCCAATAGTTGGGATTGCTACGCCAGCAGAATTTGGGTTAGTGTAAGCATTTTCACCTAAATCTACGCCAGCAATGGGGAGAGTTGAATATGACATGATATTTCCTTTTCTTTACGATGTGATTAAGAACCAGTCAAAATGCCCTGTAACGAGGCATTAGAACAAGTTAAATTACCAGCCCAACCATACAACTTCACAATCTTTCTGTTACTTTCAGCTTTCGCTTACTGACCACTTTCGTGGCGGAGCAACTTCTTCGAATCGCTCTCTAGGACTTCAAACTTCAAGTTATATCCCAGTTCAGACTATCGCTTACCTTTTCAGGCCCATCTCACTTAGTCGTTCACGGTGGCTTTCGCCTTCCGCCCTGTCGCCTACTTCTAGGCTTCCAAGTCAATCAGAGTTGGTTTATAGACACCATTAATGCAATGTAGGTTTAGCGTCTTGGTTAATGGACTGTCTTTCACCACCGATAGGAACGAAATTACGCTCTTTGTGTGGGCGGAAGAAGATGTAATCGGTGTTCAAGAGGTACATATACAATGCGTTCTCTTGTGCGCCAATACCACCACCTAATACCACATCAGCAGACATACCGCCACCGTAGAACTTGAGGGATGCAAAACCTGCTGCACCTTCGTCTACACCAGCAATACGCTGAATTGCTTGCAAAGAAGCCACATAGCGTGAATACAAAGTGTTACCAGCAATAATAAGGTCAACCTTATCATTACCACGAACAGATTTGATAGCAGCAGTAGTCATAGCAGCTTGGATCAATGCGGCTGAATCCGCACCAGTTGTTGCTTGGTTACGCCAAAAAGTCCAGTTTGCACGGTTAATACCACCGTATGTACCAGTTGTAGGTGAAGTGCTGATAGCAGCGGCTAGACCTGTAATGTTCTTACCACCGTTACCTGTGCCGTCACCGTACAAGTCACCCGAAATGCGGTTCAACAGACGGGCTTCAGAAACTTGCATACGACCATCTAACAGGTCGATGATTGCTTCTTTGCTGCTGTTTTGGAGCATTTCTAGGCCACTCATGGTTACTGAGTCAGCGTACTGCGTAATGCTGAACTGAGCAGCCGAGATTGGGCTATCAGGGGTAATGTTCAAGACTTCGTAACCGCTATAGCTATTAGCATTGTTGGTTGCTGGGTCGTTGTACATGATTTCTTCCAAGATTACATTACCGCCTGAAAATGGGCGAACGTTACCTTTGGAGTTAAGACGCTGAAGAATTGCGTTGTTTTCTGTTAAGTTATCTGCCAATACTCCGCTACGACTTTGAATGGTGGTAGCGATAATATCGGTGATTGCGCTATTTGCGAATGCCATGATATTTCCTTTATTTAGTTAAGTTAAACCCGACCACCCTCTGCATCGGCTAAATTAGCCATCAGCAAGGATCGTCTATCCTTTGCATCTGATTTAGACACTTGACCGCTAGGAGTAACGGATCGTGGACTAACAGCAGTTGCTTTAGCTTTAGCTACTTGCTGTGCCTTAGACGCTTGTGAACCAGCCGATCTCAGGAGTTTATCCTGCTCTAGCTTGTACGCTTCGTCATTCATACGCACCGCTTTGGCATAAGCCGTTTCTAGGTTTGGGGCTAAACCTCGCTCAAGTAATTGAGCCATATCTTCCCGTACCATCTCAAAGTGCGGAAACCGCTCTTTGTCGCTACTTACCCGATTGATTTCTTGGGTCAACCGAGCATTTTCCTCTTGCTCCCGTATCGCTGATAGTTGCTGAACCTGTTGCTGTGTAGCTTGAAGTTGCTGCATTAACTGTTGCTGATACGGGTCTACATATTGCTGTTCAGGCATCTGAACTGCATTTTGATTTAATTGTATTCCATAATCTTGTGCAAGTCTATGGAACATCTGCACCTTCTCTTGATATGGTGCTTTGCTTAAAATCATGTGCGCCCGACCTAGATTGTTGATCCAAGCAACGGGATGAATACCTTGCGCTTGCAGTTCAGGAATGTAAGGGCCAATCGCTTCCGTAAGTTGCCGTGCATTGTCGGCTTCTGCTTTATAGGCAGAAACGCCCTTTTTGTACTCGGATTCACGCTGGTTGGCATATTCAGCAAATTTAGCAAACTCCGCTTTATCTAGCGGTTTGCCTTCCTGCATCTTGTTCCAAACATCGACATACTCTTTTTTCCAAGTAGTAGGTCGTTTTATTTCCTCGTCAGAAACATTACTATCTTGTCCCACCATGTCAAATTCTTCAGCACTATCTTGACTGGAACTGGCTTCTTGGGCTTTGAAACGGCCTCTTTCGTCACGGTCGTTGCTTTCTTGACTACTACCTTCTTCGCTGGCGTTTTCGGTTTGGATTGGATCGTCATTTACTTCAATCTCCTTTTCTACAGGGGTTTCGAGTGTGCCTTCTTCGGCTTGTTCTAAAGCTGCTTCTAACATCTCTCTGCGGTCATCTGACATGGTTGTTCCTATCGGTAAGAAAGTTTGGAGTATGCAATCTCAGCAATCTGCCGTTTACGGGCTTCTTGATCTTTGCGGCTAATTTCAATGGGTTTATTCTGCATTGGCACAGCATCGCCTATTTCCACGCAGTTATTACGCTTTAGGTTCTCACGGTGTGCGGATCGGCTGCCTACCCATGTACCGTCAGCCATGCTTATATGTCCTTGTATGTCAGGCATCACCATAGGGGCTACCCTAGACTTCATGGCTACCTTGTCTTGCCATGATGCTTTGGCTGCTTCTAAACCAATAGTAGGTGTCCACCATTCTAAGAAGAATTCCTCGTCAGTTTGCTTAACTTCAACATGATTTCCTTCGGAATATCCGCATTTCGGGCAAAGCATTACATTCTCCTTATAATTTCAGGTAATTGGTCGTATTCGCTAGGTCTAAGTAGGCAAATACTGTCGTACCAACGGGCATTTTTCCACCGCCAGCAGACAAATTCTTCTTTTGGCAACAAAACTACGCATTTAACCCCCAAAGCACCTGCTAAATGGGCTGTTCCCGTGTCAACAGTCACAATTCCCTTCATTGCTTTCATGTGGGATGCGGTTTGTACCCAGTTTTTCTTCCAACCATCGTTAGGAAGTGGGTGAAATAGCCCATCAGAGTTGGGATTTAGGCTATATGCGTCATCCCCGACCATTTCAGCCATATGCTCATTGGCAATAGACTTGATGTAATACAAGGTTTGCTTAGATGCTTCCCAATTTACCCCGATCTTAGGCGGAATATTGCTAGGAATAGCGTGTAAATAGCCTTCTGAACCTACAATTTTCTTGCGTGTTACAGGAAACATCGCTTTAATTATGGGGTGCTGTAGCGAAATATAGTACGGCAGCGACATAGAGCCAATCCAATAATCAGATTCAATAGCCGCACCTTGCGTTAAATCGTTGCTAAACACATCTACAGCGTGTATTTGACCTAAAAGGTGGTGCAATGTACCTTCTTGCAAAACAACGACCCTAGACGCTCCTAAAGCCTTTAAAGCAGGTAAAAAACGGGCAAACATAATAATGTCACCAAAACCTTGCTCCATCTGTACGGTAATCGACTTGCCAATTAACGGTTCGCCTCTCCATACAGGCATTTTTAAGGCAGGTGCGTAAGGCTGGGCTTGCTTGG